TTATCTGCTGTTGTCAGGTCTGTAACTACAGTGGGGGTTTCTACTATGGGGGTTTCTACTATGGGGTTAACTACTACAGGTCTTGCTGCGCGTTCTTTAGCAGCTTCGGCTTTAAACCCCGCAAGTTCTGTTGGGTCAATGTAATCACCAAAAGTTTTTTTCCAAAAATCCATACCCGCTTGTTCACCGGGACGACTAAGTTCTGATTGGTAAAGCGCATTAAGTCCAGAAATTGGTATGTAGTTGCTTTGATTGGCACGGGTGGTGGTTTCAGGTGCGGCAGCGGCCCTAAAAATATCCCTCTCACTGTCATCAATAGTAGAACCAAATTTAGTAGCCCAGTTTTGTAAAACCTCTGGGCTTTCTGCTTTACGATCTAGCACATCTCCGTACAAGCCTTGAGCCGCTACTAACGATGCGTTGTTTTCATTATCTTTAGCAAACTGATTTGCAAACGCGCTTTGTTCGCTGTTTGGTGCAGTTTGAGTCATAAAGTTTGCATTGGGGTCAAAAAGAGCAGTTGCCGCAAACCCACCGTTATCAAACCTGCGTACTGCACCACCGTTAGCCAAACCCATCAACCCACCGTTTGCGGCTGCGTAGGGTGTGCCCTCTTCAAATGTTTGGGACATGTTGTCGTAACGGTATGGCCTGATCACCGCCGTACTTGGTCTTTTTGTGACGGTTTGAACGGTGTTACCCGTTTCACCCGCAAGCAAAGGCGATAAAGCCCCTGCAAGCGTTGCCAAACCTTTACCTGTGCTTCCCCCACCAATAGCTTTTACTGCACTCATTGGGTCGCTCATGGCTTTTGATGCGCCTGCTGACAATGTGTCAAACTTACCGGAGGCTGCAAGTCTGGAACCAACTGCATTTTTAGCTAATTGATCTGCTTCCATAGCGGATAGGTTTCCTGCTTGTGTTGCCGCTGCACCTGCTTCAGAAGATAGAGCGCCTGTTCCAAGTCCCATTAAGCCATCAGTAATTCCAGCGCCCCCATAAGCGCCAAGCCCTGCGCTTAGACCTTTCCCTAAATCCCCAGAAAGAGCCGCAGTAGCAGCCCCAACAGCAAGACCTGTTCCCGCAGCACCGCTTAGACCTAATACACCCCCAATGGCTGTGCCAACGCCGGGAGCAAAATAGTTAATTGCCGCGCCTGCAAGGGTAGGCAGCAAGTCTTTCAAGCTAAATGCTTCTGGCAACCCTGTGTCTGGGTTGATCGTTAGGGATGTACCGTTTGCCACAGCTAGTTTTTGTAGCCCTTCCACCTCGCGGGGGGACATGTGCACAAGGGTCGAATCTGGGCCTCTGCCTCGGGCAGACATGTGGTTGGCTAGTTGATGTAGGCTCATAGTGCAGTCTTTATTTTAAGCGTTTGGTTGTTGCTCATTACACCGTTCTGGGTGTCTCTGTAAACGTCCCCAATCCTCAAGCTGGCAAATTCAGCGTCTGTTGGCAAGCTGGGGGCCGTGCCAGACGTAGGGAAAAAACTCAAGCCCGATACTACATCGGTTCCATTGGTTTGGGTAGACCCGGCCATTGGCCCTGCGTTGTCCAGTTGGTTGAAGTACAGGCGCAACAAACTTAACAGTTGGTTCATGTAAACAGGGTCGTACTCCTGTGGGGGGCTAGGTAGCCGGGGGGCTATTACGTTCTTTTGTGCCATTACGCAATTCCCCAATGCAGTCGTTCAAGCTCTTTACGGGCAACGGCGGCTTCTTCTACTGTACTACATGCTTTAGAGTAAAACTTTTTTCCTTTGCTGGTTATTTCACCGTACCAGCTATTGCACCTAGCATTTACGCCAACAAAACCGGATTTACTACCAGCGCGTACCCGCACATTTCTATTTTGCACAGTTGGGGTAGCCCATCTACAGTTAGTAGGGGTGTAGTTTCCGTATGTATCTATGCGATCAAGAGTTTCAGTCCCTGTCGGCTCTTCCATATCCGTTGCAAACGCTGCATAGTCGTGCCATGCTGCAAAAACAGAAACTCCTCTACCTCCGTATTTAGGGTAGTCTTTATCATGTGCCGCATAGCATCTACGCATCATTGCGCGCCATGTATTGTAAGACCCCTTGCCTGCCCCGCCATGTTTAAAGTTTCCTCCGGCGCAACCGCAAGAAGTAGTGTTTCCAGTGACCAAGCTTCCAGACGTAATTACCGTTTCATTACCGCAACTGCACCGACATTGCCACATCACCTTCTTGAGTTCGTTGCGTCCAACTCGCTCTAGTACTGTTAGTTTTCCAAACACCTGCCCTGTTCTATCAATAAATTTTCCCATAAGCCCTCCTAAAAGAGCTTTTATTATACTATACATTGTGGCGTCAGTATACATATCAACGTCTGCCATCAGGGCGTATGTCAATTCTTGGAGCGCCTAGCTGCCACTGCGTGCCAAGAGTGTTTGAACTGATCTTCATAGCCATTTGCCTTGCCCTGACCCGGATGTTCAACTGCCCGTTAAAGGTGTCTAGGTCAATGGGATAAGTTTGGGTAGCTGTAACTGTGCCCTCTGCGCTGCTGCTGTCTCCACCGACTGACTTGGGGCTGTTGAAACCAGAGCCTGAGTTCTGCAATGGCAGAAGCTGCATAGTCAAGCTGGGTGTTGTCCCGGCGGTGGAGCCGTTGAAGGTCAGGTCAGGCAGCATCCTCCAGACAAAAGCAAAGTTGTGCCCATCACCAATGTCAAACTGGGATGAGGTGATGAATGCAGTGATTGGAACAGCGGTGGCTGCTGTGCCGTCATCCACACCAAGTTCATGCTGAACAAGATTGCTGCTGTAGGTGGCTGCAACTGGGTAGTCTTGGAGGCCGCTGTCCAGCCATGCTGTTCGTGCCATAGTGCCGTAGTACCAGACATTCTCTAAGTAGTTGAAGACTATGTAGCTGTCGTTGGTTGTTGAGCCGTTACTAGGGTAGAACCACCATACTTCACTAAACCCCTCATTGGTGGCTGCGTAGACTTGATCGAACTGATCTCTTGCAATGTCGTTGTAAACATACCTGAGTAGGTCACAGTTGAGGGTTTGCAGCCGTCCATCGTACTTGTAGAACTTGTCTATGCCCATCCAGTAAATAATCCCCGCTGCCAAGGCCACCGCATTGGGGCCAGCAATAGAGGTGTTGTCTGCAAGCAGTTGTGACCCCCAGACATAGGGTGGGCCAAGGTACTGGAGAGAGTACAGAGCCGCATCTGTAAACACCACAATTTCCTGCTTGCTTTGAATAGCGGTCACAATGGTCGAGCCGTGGGACAAGGCAATGCTCCCTGCCTGATTGGTGATTGACGGTGACCATTCCACCGCACTTTCTTGGTCAGACCAGCGTATTAGGAGCGGGTTGGTTGTCGTTGAGCCAATGTCATTGGTTCCAAAACAAAGCACAAAACGGCTGGCGTCAGAGACAAGAAATGCTATTTGAGACAAAGGAACACTACTTGCTCCGTTTAGCTGCGATACCAGTACTCCCCGTGCAGATATTGTGTGCGTACCAGACTGACTGCCTGAAGTGATGATGAGCGCCCCGGTGGGGGTTAGCGACAAGTTGAAGGTGGTAGACGACACAAACCGGGTGTAGTAGGTTGTGCCCACCAACAGTCCTGTTGGCAATGCGCCAGAGGTTTCAAGGACAATAGCTGTTAGATCAGGGATTGTGATGGTGGTAGTGACAACACAGGGGTTGGCAATTGTTATGGTGACGGTAGCTGCCTGATAGCCGATAGTGGCGTCCCAGTAGTACAGAGGCCCACCTCTTGGGCCGTACAGCAAGTCTTCACCAAAGTTAAATTGGTTCCATATTCGCATAGCGTCCGTAGAAGATGCGCTAGTCCCCCAAACACCAGAACCCCAAGTGCCTGAACCCCAGCCTACCAAAGGTGTAGCAAAAGCTGGCCCGGTATTGACTTGGTACACCGCATATACTGTCCCGCCGCCCGTGGCCGCAGTCGGCGTCCCCACAACGGTTATGGTGTATGTGGTTGTACCGACTAAGGTTAGCTGGTACTCCCCAGTTATAAGTACGCCGCCCACGGCGGTTCCATCTGTAAATGTTACAAAATCGTTGTTGATGTAGCCGCCAGTAGCGTCCGCAACCGTGACTGTGGAAGTGCCATTTGTAGTAAATGGGTTGGTTAGTGTGCGGACAGTCTGCGTAGGAGTGATGTCGTAGTACGCACCGCCGTTGAGTATGTAAAACTTGAGGTTTGTTCCAACCCCAATGAGGTTTTGAAAGCCAAAGGTGACCCAGTTCCACAGAGAACGGCAGACGCCTAAGAATGTGTTGGCAGAGATGCGTACCCAGCCACCTATCTTTTCAGGCGTACCTTGCCGAAACCGGACGTTATCCGACTCGTAGTAGCCACCTTCATTGGTGTATCGGGTGTTTTCCCTGTTTACACCCGGCTTGAGTAGAATTTTCTGTAGTGGCATTTTCCATCCTAAGACAGGAACAGGGCACGTTCGTCATTGCGGCGCTTGACTAGACCCGGTAAGATTTTACCCCCACCCCTTACAAACTTCAAGAACTCGTCGGCAGCTTCTTGCGTCTCGCCCCGAAGAACTTTCTGACGGAGGGTGCTTCGCTGTACGCCCCCCAGACCCAGATTAAAAGCAAAACTGACAAGAGCATCGTTTTGACCTGTGGTAAGCACCATAGGAAAAAGTCGGGCGACCCCAACTTCAAATCGCTGGAGATCAGCACTAAGGAGTCCATCTACTTCTGCCTTTGAAAACGTGCGGTTATCTTCTGGCGCAAGCGGAAAAGCATCTCTTTGATCCAAAGGTAAGCGACCTTGAATTGCATATAAAACCCTTCCAACACCAACAGTCCAGAGCCGCGCTGGACAACGGTACGGCTTTAATCTCAAACCCTCGTGGTGCTTGATCATCTCCTTGCATCGGTCGGAGACCTTCAATCCCTGCTCCCCTTAAACGCCCGTCCACCAAAGTGAAAGCTGATGATGCTTGCAAAGATGATCTGGGTATCGGCGTCCCACAATTTTGCAATAAGCACATCAAATGCAATGTCCCGATGCCATGCGTACACAAAGCCGCCAATCTCCACAAAAGCAAACAGGGCGAAGAATCCATAGGTCAGTATTGGGCGCACACCAGAACGCAGGTTGACCATCCACTGGCTGGCTCCCTGTCCTATGGCTATGTCGTGCGCGTAGAGTGCAGCCCGTTCTGATGCCTCTGCCTCAATGGCTTGGCCCTCTACCTTAATCTCCTCCACCCGTTGCTGGGCTTCAAAGCCAGCCTTGCGGAGTTCCAGTTCGCGCTCAATCTGCAACTGAGCCATCGCCATCTCATGCTTCTTGTCAGCCCTGTCTTGGAAAAAGCCAAGCAGCTTTGGCAAGCCACCAGCCAAGAAACTGATCAGGGTAGACAGTAGAGTTAGCATTTCTTTTCTTCCTCATGCGATAGTTTGACGCCAGCCAACAGACCAATGAAACCGCCGACAATGGTTTGAAATGCCGGGCCAACAAGTTCAAAAATCTTGTTGTTGTTCACCTTTTCGTCAAACAGTCCAAGCAGCATTACACCGGACATTGACAAGACAACGATACACAAAGTCATGCTGACCATCAAGGTGACGAAGAAAGTTAGCTTGGCTTTCATTTCTTGTTCCACATATCAAACAGAGTTTTGATCTTCTCTTCCAGCACCGCCACCCGCAGGTCGAGTTTAGCCAGCACGATGATCAGAGTGATGATTGCCAGCAGGATGGGCCATGACTTCGCAAGGATGTCGAAAAAGTCCACATCACAACCCTAGTACTTTCTTGACGAGGTCAGCAGCTACGCCGGGGCCGAAAAGCACAGCGGCAATCACGATGTACAGCAGGTACTCCAGCTTTGCCATGCGCTTGGAACCCGCATCAAATCGCGCTTGAATAACCTCGTACCGCTGGGCGCATATCTGCTCATGCGTAGCCAGCTTAGCCTCAGTCTCGCTGATCATTTTTTCAGTCATGGTGCGTCAGGCCAAGTAATTGTCCAAGGGAAACCAGCTTGCTCAGTGATGTCTCGCAACGTCATGCGGTAGACGGCCCATGCAGTCTTGTCGGCGGTGGCGTCAGTGATCTGAGTCCAATCACTATCCTTGAGCATATCGTTGCGGATGGTGCGTACTGACTTGGCCTGATCTGCGTCCTTGCTGGCTTTGTAAGCTGCCTCTTGCTCGGCAGCAGTTGTCTCGCCGTCAGTGAAGACAGGCCCGAGGATGTGCTTGGTGTACCACTTGCCATCAATCTGCTCAACACCATCACGTTGGCTGTACTGGTAGACCGTGCCGCCAGATGCCTGTGGGCCTTCAAAGACGACATCAGCACCCAAAGCAGTTAAGACCTCGGTTGTCGTTGTGTCCCATGTTGGGCCACCATTGGCTTTTTGGTATGCACGAAACTCTGCTTCGTACATGACCGCGCCTGTTTGTGTTCTGATTTGCATAGTGTGTCCTTATGCGATTGCTAAGAAGGTGTACGTGCCAGCACTGACGTTGATGTCTGCCAGAATTGCTGAGTCCAGCGCAAAGCCCGTTGATACCGTGGTCACTGAGCCAAGCGTAGCAACTTCAGCCGCTGTGCTGTTTAAAAGCAGGTACGGGTCTGTCAATACCGTCATGCCACGGGCTGTGTCGTAGACATACCAATCACCCAGTGAGTCAGTACGCTTGATGAGAACGAACCTAACCCCGCCAGCACCAAAGCCACAGTTGATGGTCTGGGTTGTGCCGTTGCCTGTGTATGAGCCAACTTTGGAAACACCAGCGCAGGTTGCGAAGAGGTAGGCAACGTAAGTTTCACCACTGAAATTTACATTAGTATTAACCGCTCCAAGTGTAAAAATAGTAGAAGTTGGGGCTGTATCGTTCCAATATGTTGATGACGTTTGCAAGGCATTTGAAAAATTTAAATTAAGAAATTTTGTTGGGCCGCCTGAAGCAACATATACAGCCCAGTTACGAACATCACTTCTACTTTTAATAATCATTAACTCAGGAACTGATGCTAAGTTATGTGAAAAATTAGTAACAACACTCGTCCCCGTATAGCAAACCTCATCAAAAAAGCTGGGGGCACGTCGGAACAAGTAGTTGATGTATGTGTTTGCGCTGGCGTTTGTGATGGTTGATGTTGTGCCGACTTTAACGCCATCCATGACATCCCAAGGATTTGTTTGAAGTATGGTCGCGCCTGCCGCTACCTCTGCCGCTGAGTCGGATGTTTCAACATATCTAGTACCCGTAAGTCTTGAAGCAAACAAGTCACCAACCGCCGACCCACGATTTTTAATGATTACAGCATCATCAGTCTGACCGCCAGTAACAGTTGCATTTGCACCAGTGCCAGTTCTAGCAGACAAACCAAACACACTCGTACCCAACGTAGGCACTTTCATCGGGCCACGGCGACAGGCTATGTAGATGTAGGTTCCACCTGATGCGTTTACTGCGCTGTTGGCGTTGTATAGGTGAAACCCAGTTGCTGTTGGCTGCATCGCGCCAGACACGGAAACACCAGCGGCTTCAGCGTTGCTGGAGTTAGCCTCCAAAGCGTTGTCGGCGGTCTGGAAAAAGCCGCGCATGTTATCCACCATAATCCAACTATCTGTTGTATCGGTGCGTTTAATCATTAACCACTGAGGCTCGTAACCTAACGTGATGTCTTGTTGGGTACTGCCAACGCCTGTATAAGACCCACACGAAATCACATTGTCCGTACCCGTCAGGCCAAAGCCTCCTGCGTCATGGGCAAAGAGGTAGGCTACATATGTACCGCCTGATGCGTTAACAGTTGCGTCAGTGCCTACGCTGAAGACTGCGGATGTGGGGGTTGTGCTGTTCCACCGTGTTGCGCCTGTGGCTGCTGCGGCTGTGGTGTTTAGAACAAGGTATTGCGTATTGGCAAGGCTACGGTGGTAAACAGCCCAAGCTGCTGTGATGTCTGTGCGCTTGACAATGATGCTGCCGGGCACTGAGCCGAGGCTGTGTGCAATAGTGGTGTTTGAACCCGTCCCCGTATACGTCACAACATCAAAGAATTTTGGCTGCTTGCGGAATGTCCATGAGGCCATTTTATCGCCGCTTGAGTTAAAGTTTGTTCCAGCATCTGTACCCAATGAAAAACCATTTGAGTTAAATGATGTTATGTTGTCGCCCACCCCTACAGTACCAGCAGCGTTTGCTGAGTTACTAATTAAATAACTAGCACGACCTCGTGCTGTATCAGATAACGCATGATCAACAGTCCCACCAGTTCTTGCTTTACACCAAACCAACCCACCCTTTGTAGACAAGTCAATGTTATTGGTAATAGTTAAAGCCGCATTTGTACCCGTATAAAGGTACGTGCTGAACACGTCCTCGATGTAGTTGGCAACAGTTGCCTGTGCAAACTCACCAAAGCCTTGGGCAGATGCCACACCCCTAGTTTTTACTAATGGCATATCAGTCCTTACGCAAACTTGGTCTGTGAAGTAAACACAGTGAATGCTGCATTGCCCGTCTTGATAATTGTGTACATATACACATCAACACTGCTTGCGTTACCTGCCGCATATGCAGTACCGCCCTGATACTTAGGCGTCACTGTTGAGCCATCTACCTGCACCACAGAGTTGTAGTAAGCAGTCGAGCCTTGCGTGACAAGGAAAGCCGCAGTCACAGACTGACCCGTGGACATGGCAGTGTTCAACGACGTACCGCTGGACGCTCTGAAGTTGACAGTCCAGTTTGCTGATGCGTTGCTGGTGTAGTAAATAACAGACTGAGTGGTGACATCGTAGTTGATCGTGCCAGTGGCTGCTGTAGCCGATATTGTTGCTACTTCTGCGGCGTTGGTCAGAACTTCTGCCAGTTTTGCAGATGTTCCTGCAAAGGATTGAGTGCCTGTAAAGGTGTTGTCAGCAGACGTTGAAAACCCGCTTGCTGGTGCTTGAAAGGTGGGGGCAACTCCCGAACCGTTTGAAGTTAGCACATGAGTCGCAGTCCCTACAGCAGTTGACGTTGGAACGGCCCCTGCACCACCACCAAGGACAACACCGTACTGTGCCAGCGCACCTGACGATGCCAATGTGCCAGATGCTGTGTAGGCCAGAACACCGCCAGAGGTTCCTGCTGTTAGGGCTGTACCCCCAGATGCCACCGGCAGAGCAGCACCGAGGGTTAGTGTGGCAAGGTAGTTCTCGGCAGTTATGATGTCTGTGCCGTTGCTGACTAGAGCTATCTTTGCTGCGGCTGGGATGGACACCCCGGTCTGGCTTGTGACCTTGAATGTGATGGCAGATGCGGTGTTGTTGAAAACAAAGTACATCTTTGTTTTGGTTGTAGGGACGTTGACTGTGCCCCCGCCCGTACCGTTAAGCTGGATGTAGATGCTCCGGGCTACCCCTGTCGTGCCGTCAGGGATGGTCAGTGTGTCTGAGCCTCCAGTGGCTGAAAATGCCTGATACCCCAACGCCTGATCAAGCATGTTGGTAATATTAGAGTTGACAGTTGTGCCCCAAGTACCCGACAACTCTCCCGTAGCGGGTAGGGCCAGAGCCAGATTTGTACTGTATGACGTTGCCATTAAATCCTCCTAAATCGTTGAAACAGCAGACCAACTTGCTGTCTGCGTGTTACCAATATCTTGCCAGTTTGGCGTTTGTGAAGTTCCCACATTCTGCCAACTAGGTGTTTGTGCATCATTTACATTCTGCCAGCTTGGTATTTGTGAACTACCCACATTCTGCCAGTTTGGGGTCTGGCTGTCATCTATCACCGACCAGAAAACCTTACCCACATTCCCGGCGTAGCCTTCTGCCTGTACTCCGGTTATTGCCGTTGCCCTGTTCGCCCCTACCGACCCAACAGCACCTGTAGCCGCACCTCCGGTTAATGCCTGCGATACCCCATATGTTACCGTACCTACATCCCCAGCGGCTGCAACTCCCGTTAAGGCAATTTGGCGATCCGCAAGGACTACAGTACCAACTGCGCCTGTAGCCCCAACCCCTGTTAACGCAAGACTCCTTGATGCAAGGGCTAATGTACCTACGGCCCCGGTAGCTGCAACTCCTGTAAGCGCAAAACTCCTTGCTGCCGTTACTGTTCCTACTGACCCGGTAGCCTGAACTCCACTCTCAACTGGGCTATTTGTCTCAGTAACATCTCCTGCCGCTCCAGCGGCTGCAACCCCTGTGAGAGCAAAACTTCTTGCGGCCAGCGATACAGTACCAACTGCACCTGTGGCTCCGACCCCTGTAAGCGCAAGACTTCTTGCAGCCAACGATACCGTGCCCACTGCCCCGGTAGCCTGAACTCCAGTTAGTGCAAAAGTTCTTCCTGCAACCGTTACTGTACCAACTGACCCTGTGGCTGCAACCCCTGTCAACGCAAGACTTCTTGCAGCGACTGCTACTGTTCCTACAGCCCCTGTGGCTGCAACGCCAGTAAGAGCTTTTGATATTCCAGTTGCTACTGTCCCAACCGCACCTGTGGCTTGGACTCCAGTTAGAGCCGTTGCTATCCCGCATGCTACAGTACCAACTGAACCTGTGGCTGCAACGCCTGTCAACGCAAGACTTCTTGCAGCGACCGCTACAGTACCTACTGAACCTGTGGCTTGAACCCCGCTCTCAACTGGGCTATTTGTCTCAGTAACATCTCCTACAGCCCCGGTAGCCTGAACCCCAGTCAATGCAAAGCTTCTTGCAGCAACAGCTACTGACCCAACTGCACCTGTGGCTTGAACGCCGGTAAGAGCCTTGGATATCCCAGTTGTTACCGACCCAACTGCGCCTGTAGCTGCAACTCCTGTAAGCGCCCTTGATATTCCGTATGCTACCGTTCCTACTGCGCCAGTAGCTTGAACCCCAGTCAGTGCAAGACTTCTTGCCGCAAGGGCTACAGTGCCTACGGCCCCGGTAGCTGACACCCCTGTAAGAGCCCTTGATATTCCGTATGCTACCGTCCCTACAGCACCTGTAGCTGCTACGCCGGTTAGTTCCTTACTCCTTGACGCAACTGTAGTACCAACAGCACCCGTAGCTGCTACGCCGGTTAATACTATCGTTGCTACAGTACCAACAGCACCCGTGGCTGCTACACCTGTCAACGCAAGACTTCTTGCAGCAAGGGCTACTGTGCCAACTGCCCCCGTGGCTGCTACACCTGTCAACGCAGACTGACTACCGCCCCAAGTGTTGCTGCTCCATGTACTGTCGCCCCATCCGGTTGCCATAGACCGGCCCCCTTAAAAACCTTATTAGGTTGTAGCCAAACGGAGCAACGCCAAAGTTGTGCTGTTTGTGGGCATGGTCAAGGTAAACGTGCCAGCAGTAATAGTTTGTGAACCAAACGTATGAACGCTAACAGCCGTATTGCCTTGAGTGGAGTTGTAGAGCAACACTGCATCAAACGCCGTAGCCAAAGTCACTGTGGTGTATGTGATGCTGGCCGAAGGCGTTACAAATGCAACTCCCGCAGTTGCAGAGCTATTGGTGGCTGTTGGGGCGGTTCCCATAGTTACTGCCACACCACCCGCCGTGTAGCCCGTACCTGAGACTTCATTGGTAGCACTGTATGCTGTAGTAGAAGCATTTACCGTAGCAGAGGCTAGATACAACGCCGCTTTAAACGAGTCAGCAGTAGGGGCTGTCAAACTTGTACGCGAAGTCAGCGTAATTGTTCCAAACTGGTGACCACCATTGAGCAGTTGCCCCATGAACGATGTGCACATCGATTGCGTATTTGCCATGATATTTCCTTAATCAAAAGATGCGGCTTCTGCCGCAGAACTTACATTGCTCTTGAGAGCTACATGCGCCGAACGATGCACAAGTTCTCCTGCCAACCAGTACTCAACCCAAGTTGTGTATTCATGGTTATTATCAACGAAGCCCTCTTTTTTCTCAAGCAAGGATTCGTCCATCAGACCTTTGGTGGTTGTGATCATGGTAGTCGTATTAGTGAGGTGGTGGATGAGTTGGTGGGCATCACAACAGTGAACGATGAGGTGGTGGTTTTGTCAGCGCCGAAGTCCAACACTGCCACCGATTTGTTGCTCTTGGTTAGATTGTAAATCAACGCACCCCGTGCTGTAAACGCACCTGTAGTCCAGACCACGTTGCTAAAGTTTACAAAAGCCGTAGTGCCTGTGACACTGACCGAGATGCCTGTCATCACCTGACCCGTAGCGGTGTAGCCTGTACCTGAAATCTCCCCGGTCGCTGTGTAAACGGTGGTAGCTGCCCCTATATCGGCATTGGCTGTGTACAGCGCCATATAGAAGGTGTCTGTGGAGAAATTATGCACCGCCTCAAGCAGTTGCTGCTTGAAGGATGTGGTCAGAGTTTGGGAAATGCTCATGTGACGGGAATCCTAGCCTGCCCACTGCGGTATGCGTCCTGACGCTCTAAACCATCACCCAGACGTTTAAGCTGCACCAATGACTCGCCAAACTTGGTGTTGTACAGCAGCACCATGTCCTGCTCACCCTTCATGTAGGTGTAGGCTTCAACTAGTGTTCCATACAGAAGAACTGGATCGTAGTTGTCACCGAGCCATGTGGTTCCCGTAGTATTGCCCGCCGTAGCTACAGGAATGGAAAACCCAGACCCTGTGCCCCCAATATTGGCGGCAAGCGCAGACATGGTGTCGCCCACCACAAAACCTGTGCCCCCATTGACTAGCGTAACAGATGTTACGCCGCCACCAGAAACAACAATACTTGCGGTAGCACCAGAACCAGAACCTCCCGTCAAACTCACATTGCTATATGTCCCCGTTGTGTAGGATGTTCCTGCTGTTATAGCGCCTAGTGTCAAAATAGGCCGTTGAATGATGGACTCAGGATAGTAGTAGTAATGAAGCTCCATGCTGTAGGCAGCATTAGGAGTTGGGCCGATGAGAAAAGACAGTTCTGTTGTGATGACACTCGACACAACCGCTGGGCCAAACAG